GCGCACCACGAGCCATATTAAGTAAATCAGGCAACGTATATTGTTGTGGCCCTTTTACATTTAAAGATATTGATGGGTCGATATTAAATGCCATGATTATTCCTTTAAACTGTTAATCCTGTATCAATTGCACTTGTGTCAAATGTTGAGCCACCATTTAAATAATTACTAATTGATCCTCCAATACCACCAATATTAGGCAAAGAATTATAAGAATTTGATCCTAATAAACTTCCCAATTGAAATTGATTTGCAATATTATTAATGCCACCTGTGTAAGCATTGGCTTGACCTACTAAACCTGCCGCTTGAGCCGCCGCAGCACCTGTAGTTAAGTTGGCAGAGTTAGTTCCATAGTTAGTAGCTAAATTATTAGATTGACTTTGTGCAGATTGACCAATACCTGCTATTGAAGCTAATGTATTATAAATATTGCCACGTTGTGATTGATAATTAGAAAATGCTTGTTGATAAGCATTGCCAGCAAAATTTTGTGAATAATCTTGCATAGCTTTTAAAGAATTGCCACTTACAAGTCCACCTGCGGAATTTAATTGATTGTTTAAAGCACCTTGACCTTGTTGTAATTGAAATGCGTAATTAGGCGCTAAATTAGCATTTAAATCTGCATTACTAAATTGATTGGTAAGATACCCTGTTCCTGTCTGCGTTCCTATGGGATTACCATTGGCATCATAGGTTGTAGACTGCCCAGGCAGTAATGCGCCTATTTGATTTAAAGCGTTATAACCTGCGGCTCTTTGTGGTGCTAATTGAGCATTTTGGGTATTAAATATAGCTAATTGTTGAGCATTTGCTGCATTGGCTGCATTAGCTTGTGTTTGTGCTGCATCTGAAGCAGCGCCTCCACTAATTAACGATCCGCCTAAACTTAATGCACCACCTATAACTGAACCAATACCCATATAATTTCCTTTTTACAACAGTTTAGTAAATACTTTATCTATAAATTTATAACCCATATATTCAAATAATGCTGTATTATCTAAATGAACTTTTGTATTATAAATAACTCTATTAACACCTTGTTCTTTAAGTAACGCATCAGCAAACTTAAACATTTTTAAACCAACTCTGCCTTTACGATATTCTTTTTTTAAAAAGTAAATATCTTCAACAGCAGTCAAACAAGTTTGATAGTGTAAATGTGGAGTTATAAAATAAATAATATAACCAATTAATACACCATCATCTTTTACAGTTACAATTTTTAAAGCGCCTTGTTTCCATAAATTTTCATATTTATCCCATGCTGGGTCTAATGGAAACTCTTTTGTAACACTTAATTCTTCATAATGTTCGCCAATTACTTGTTTTAGCTGGGGTAAATTATCAAGCCAATTATCGTCTTTATATTCAATCATTCAATTGCTCCATTCAATTGTTAAATTTTAATTATTATAATAAGGCACTTTTACCTGTTGACCATTTACAGTCATGTTAATAAATCCTGCAGGTTTTGCAGGTAAATTTGCAGAACCTTGAGTAGCAGAATTTGAACTACTAAAATTTAACAAATTTAAAAAATATTGTTGCCAAGCTCTAGTGGGTCTTTTGGTTGTTGCATCCAAAAATTCTGCCTGTGGATAAGGATTATTCTGATTTGAACTCCATATTCCGCCAGCCATTAATTTTCCCCTTCTTCTGCTTTTAGGTTAGCTGATATTATAACCGCATTTACAGGGTCTGTAACTACAACCTCAAAAACTCTATCTCTAGCCCAACCTAATCTACGCCAAATAGCACGATTTTTAAACTTACCTAATTGACCAATATTAGACCAATGTTCTTTTGACCATGTAGAACCGCCATCATTTGACCAACGAAGCATAGCTTTAGGGTTATCTGTAGGTGTATTAGCATTAATTTGATTAGCGTAACCTAAAATTTTATTATCTGTAGGCGCAATAGTTAAAAGACCTAATGGAACAATTGTATAAGGGCTTCCAATAAAAGTGCCTTGTGTAGGTGATGAAAGGCCTGTTATGCCTACGCCTGGTTGAAATTGTATTTGTAATTCTTCTAAATATTGACGTTGTAAATCAGTCACAATATGTGGTGCGCGTCTTAATCTACGAATAGTTTGGCCATTATCAGTAAAATTAGTAGGATCAAGCTGATAAATTTGACCATTTTGCCAATCGCCAACTAAAAATAAGCCTTGAAATAATGCGCCACAATTTGAACGATGTCTGTGATATATATTTTGATCGTCAACCCATAACCATTTATGCCACATTTGAGTAGATGTATCATAAACCCAAGTTAAATCAATCGTTGGGAAAGAAACAACATAACATTCATGGCCTTCTAATTGATATGTGTAAGCAACTGCGTCATCAATATATTGATCTAATAATGTTTGTTCAACTGCATGGGTTGATATTCTTTGTGGAATATAACCATTCATAGCTACAATTTCACCTTGACCTCTATTGTTGCGAGATACATAAGCAAAGCTATTTCCTAATCGAGCCATTGAAAATTTAGCTGCAATACCATGTTGAGTTGATGTGCCAGGAATACGTTGAAATGGGAAAGGAAAAGAACCTACATCTACCCATACTTCAGATGAAACTTCACCAAGTAAATAAACTTCACGATGATCTACAATAATAGATACTAAATTATCAGGTGAGCCATCTTTAGATGAAAAACTTAATGGGTTTGTAATAGGGCTTAAAGCATTAGTTGAAGCCCATTTTTGAGTGTTTGGATCATTGTAAACAAAATAGTTATCTACAATATCTACAGTATCACCACCTGTAAAAGCACCGTCTGTTGATGTAAATGTAGTGAAATTTAGCGCAAATAATGATTTGGAAGATACAGTTTGTGAGTTATTTATAACATAAGTTCCCATGCCACCTGAACCTGTGCCAAATGTAAGAGTTAATGTTAATCCTGTGCCTGATCCGCTTGTTGATGTAGATACATTATTTGTAGGAACTGTTGTATAAGAACCAGCGCTTGTAACAGTTAATCCTGTAACAGCACCTGAACCACCTATGCTTGAAACTGTATAAGTTGCTGGAGTTGTTCCATAAATACCACCTAAAACAGTAATAGTGTCATTTATGTTATATCCTGTGCCACCTGTGGCAATTGTATAATTTAATACTGTGCCTGAACCTAGAGCAGTAATAATAGTGTTTGCAGTAACGCCAGCGCCTTGAATAGTTTGACCTGGATATAATGTGCCTGTAACTGCTGTAACAGTTAAAGTTGTGCCTGAAATTGATCCTGTTAAAGTCGCTGCAACTGCAGCAGAATTCATAATTTCGCTAGTTTCAGTTTGAGAAATATTGACTTGATATGTTCCAATACCGCCTGTTGTGCCTGTTAATTGATTTAAAATTACAGTTTCAGACGTTAAACCTACGCCAAATAATGATTGATTAGGTGCTATTGTGCCTTTTTTAACTTGAGTAACAGTTAATGTAGTGCCTGATATAGAACCTACAAAATAAGCGCTAGAAGGATTAGAAATGCGCCATGTGTAACGATAAACGCCATCTACAATATAAACATTTAAACCATTATCAGATATGCCTACACGACCTGTGCTTGAATTTAATTGACCTACCATTGTAGGCACTAAAGATGAAGTTAATACATATACATAAGGGCCAACAACAGCAACCATGTATTGACCACCTGATACAGTTCGCATACCACGAACTTCTTGTTGGTTTTGAAATACAATTTTTGAAGTTAAGCCAGGTGTAGGATATAAAGCAACAACACCACGTTGACCAGGTTGTTTTAATGGATCAATTTCTGCTCTAAAATTAATACATTCTTGTGCGTCTTGATAAATCGAAGGCGCTTCATAACTTGGCCCAACAAAACCAAAATCCGCCATAATTTACCTTTATCTAAAGAATCCGCCAGTAAGAATCCATCCTGCATCTTTTTGTCTGCTTGATAATAGTGCGTCATTAAATCTTGCAGATTGAACAGGTTTCATATTATTGCGTTTAATAGTTGCTTTTCCTTGTGCTGCATAAGCTACAATCATAGCTATTTGAGTTTGTGAAGCTTTACCATACATAGGCATTAAACGTTCAGCTAAACACCAACGTAGTGCCATAGAATAGCCTTGTGGAAGGTTTACATTGTCATTAATAGTTACAAATTTACTAAACAATGTGTCTGTAAATAAGTGCATTTCACCTTGAGCAGGATTAGGCCATACAAAAATGTTACCTAATGTTTCTGCAGGTTGATAGTAAAGCGCTTTAGGCCATGGGCCATTTAAAGTTTTTAAACCAATCATGTTGTAATCGTCAACGTTTAATACAGCAACAGGATAATCTAAACCGCCATTAATAATAGGAACGCCATTAGAATTAGTGTTAATACGCACAAAACATGAATTAATATTAAGTGGTCTTTGATAATAAAGGCTAATAGTTCCTGAAGCTACGTTTTGGCTAATATTAAGTAAATATGTGCCTACTTCATTAACATTACCGCCTGCGCCTGTAAGCATTTGAGTAATTGTTGTTCCATAAGTAATACCTGCGCCACTTAATGTTTGACCAATTGCAACTGCACCTGAATTAATACCTGTAACAGTTAATACATTATTAGTAATAGAACCTGTAATAGTTGCGCCAATTTGACCGCCTGGGCCAATTGTGTATTGTGTTTGACCTGGAGTAATAGGGAATATGATTTCTGTTTTATAATAAGTCATCATATCTTCATTAGACCATTGATCTAACATATCATTAAGCATATCAAATGCGTCTTGCGCTTCTTCAGGCGTAGGTGTTTCACCTGACGCTAATGCACCTATGTCTTTTAATGCTCTTGATATGATGTCAATGGGTTGTGTCATAGATCACCTATGTTAATTTTTAATGGTTGCCAAGGTAATTGTTGTTTTTTATTGTTTGCCAATGCTGTAAGTTGTTTGTCTAAATTAGCTAAAATATGACATTCGCTATTAACTGTAGTTTCTTTTTCAATCCATTCAACAATATCTTCTTCTTTTACATTTTCTAAAGGTATATTTAATGTTTTATCACTAAACCACCAATTACCTTCTGTTTCTACTGAATTTTGCTCATCTTTAGCAATAATGTGATATTTGGCATGAGTAATAATCTCGCCATCAGTAGAAATTTCAGTTATTTTCCATTCATAGTTATTCATTATTCAGGAACTACAACCCAATTTTTAATAGATTCATCCCATTTATATTTTTGATTGTCTGTAGGCATTGTTACAGGAGCTTTCCAAATCCAATCAGGTGCTGAAATAATCCAACTAGGATATGGTTGTGAAGCATAAAATACATCATTTGTTTTATCGTAAATGTAACCAATGCCAGCATAATTTGCTCTTAATGCAATACCGCCATCAGGCTTTCCATCTTGACCATAATGAATTCCACCATGAGTATTATAAGATGTTTGTATCCATTCACCTGGTGTAGAATCTACATAAGTTTTAAAAAATTCGGTTTCTGCCACAATGACTTGTGTAACTTTACCGTCACATACCTTTGCAAAATGACTCATGCTATTCTCCTCATTTGTTCTATGGATTGCAAATACCATAAAAATTCTTTAATTGTTTTGTGTCTAATATATTCATCACGAATTTCTTGTGAACTAGGCGCTGAAAACTCGTTAAATTTATCCCATGATATTATTTCAAACACACCATTTGAAGCGCTTAAACTATATAACGCTCCTGGTCGTAATGATTTCATTACAATATCAATACCAAATTGAAATCCTTGTTCATTAGAAAACTCATTAATTAATTGTTCAATGGTCATCATGCTGTGTATGTTCCTGAACTAGTAGTCCACTTAATAATTGTGTTAGAACCAGAGGTTGTAATTGTAGGAGAGCCTGTTGTAGTACCAGAGTAATTAGCTGTTGGTACAGAAAGTATAACTACGCCTGAACCACCTGTTCCTCCTACGCCTGGAGAATTTACTGCGGATCCACCTCCGCCACCTGTATTAGCAGTTCCTGCTGTACCACCTGCTGGACCAGCCGCACCTCCGCCTCCTGAACCACCGGCTCCAGGAGTTCCATTTCCACCTCCTCCTCCACCAGCGTATGTAGCAGGAGTACCTGTTATACTAGATGCAGTTCCAGTTCCACCAGCTCCAGGAGTTTGTCCCGCACCGCCAGCTGCACCAGCACCGCCACCGCCACCGCCATAAAATGGAGATACGCTTGTTCCTCCTGCATTACCTTGTCCTGGAGTACCAGATCCACCAGCATTACTACTATTAGCAGAGCCACCACCACCACCTGAACCGCCTGAACCACCAACACTATTTGTTCCTCCAGCACCTCCACCAACTGCTGTAGTTAATCCAGTAAATGAAGAGCTAGATCCTTGAGTAGCTGATGATCCTCCGCCACCGACTGTTGCAGTATAAACTGTACCTAAAGTTAGTGTAGTAGTTCCAGCAAGATAACCACCAGCACCAGCACCTCCACCAACAGATGTAGCACCAACCCATGTTCCTCCTCCACCACCTCCGGCAACTAATAAATATGATGCTGTATAAGTTTGAGCAGGAATAGTTCCAATAAAACCTGAATATGAAATCCAACCTTGTGTTGAATCAATATAAACTAAAGAAATAGATTGTCTATTTGTTGATAATGTAGGATTAATAGCATTTCCATCTAATTTGTTACCATTAAGATTAATAGTGACATTGTTTGTAGCCCATTTACCTGCATAGTCAGTTAATGTAATAACGTTACCTGCTGAAGGTGAAGCTGGAAGTGTAACTGTAATAGCGCCTGTTGTTGTGTTTACAGGATAACCATTACCTGCTGTTGCACTAAAATTTGATGTTTGAACAGATTGCCATACAATTACCGCAGGTGATACGTAAGATAATGATGATCCGTTTGAACTTAAGTATGTTCCTGCTGAACCTACTGAAGTTAAACCTGTTCCGCCATTAGATGTGCCTAATGTGCCTGAAACGCCTGTTGCTAATGGTAATCCTGTGCAATTTGACAATAAACCTGAAGTTGGTGTGCCTAAAGCAGGAGTTACAAAAGTAGGCGAAGTTAATGTAGCGATTGTGTCAGTAACCGTAGGTAAAGTTAACGTATAACTAGACGCAGTATTAGGGCCTGAAACAGCTACCTGTCCGCCTAATGTCGCTTGAAAAACTAATTGTCCCATAATAAATTGTCCTTAAGGTGAAATAATGATTTGAGATACGGTCAACGCACCTGTCGATGGGTTGTATTTTAACTTACTTGAGCTAGTATTCATAGCTTGATTTCCTGTATTTGATGAAGAAATGACAGGATAATAAACAGCATTTGTGGTTGTATCAGCTACTGCCACGTTTGCTGCATTTGTTGAATTAGTAACCGCAGTTGTTCCTATTGCAGTAGTAATTTGGGCTGCTGTTGCAGTTGTTAAAGCGCCAGTTGTTGTTGTGCTATATACAAGACCTGTTGCATTTCCTGAAGTTCCAGCAGAATAATCTGTTCCTGCGGTGGCTGCACTTATTGCAGTTCCATTTCCTTTTAAAACGCCTGTAATAGATGTTGAAAGCGTAATAGCTGGAGTAGATGTTGCATTAGCGACTGTGCCTGCAAAACCATTAGCTGAAACTACTGAAACTGATGTAACTGTGCCTGTTCCGCTAACATTTTGCCATGCAGGTAATCCACTTACTACAGTTAATACTTGTCCTGATGTTCCAATGCCTAATCTTGTTCCTGCTCCACTTGTTCCACCATAAAGAATATCGCCTGCTGTTGTTAATGGTGAAAGAGCATTAAATCCTGCTGAAGCAGTTGTTTGACCTGTGCCACCATTAGCAATAGCGACTGTGCCTGTAACGTTAACTGCTGTGCCTGAAGTATTTACGTTAATAGTTGAAGGTAAACTTAATGTAACTGAACCTGCACCATTAGTTACAGTAACTTGGCTTGCTGTGCCTGTTAAAGTTGTTCTAACAAAACCAACACCTGTGCTACCTATATCAATTTGACCATTTGTAGGTGCTGTTGTTAATCCTGTTCCACCGTTAGCTACAGCAACAGTTCCTGTTACATTGGCTGCATTTCCGCTAATATTTCCTGATACTTGTGAACCAGGTAAACTTAAAGAGCTTAAAGTTGTTAAAGTTGAATTAGATGTTGCAGTAATATTAGCTGCAGTTCCTGTGGTATTTTGATTTAATGTAGGAATATCTGCAGCAACAATAGCTCTAAATGTAGGTGCGCCAGCTACTCCATTAGGTGCAGCCAAGAAATAATTTGCTGTTTTTGACGCATAAGGATTTTGTGTATCGCCATATCCTGTAGCTAAACTAATTGCAGGAGTTGTGCCACCTGATGATACAACAGGGCTTGTTCCTGTAACGCTAGTAACTGTTCCAACGCTAATTGAACCACCTAAAGCAGTTGCAGTTCCATTAATAGTAATACTTGAATTAGCTAATTGAGCATTAGTGATAGTGCCTGTTAAATTGGTTGTAGCTAATGATCCTACAAAAGTAGTGGCATTTAATTGACCTGTTGATGGATTGTATTGAAGTTTGCTTGAACTTGTGTTTTCACCAGTAATTGTGCCTGACGTAGCAGATGTAAATGTAATGTAACGAGTCGCATTTGTCGTTGTATCGTCAGTAATTGTAATACCTGTTACAGGTGCATTAGCCCATGTAGGAACGCCACCTGCTAGGGTTAAAATTTGTGTATTTGAACCTGCAGCCAAGAATGTAGTAGCACCTGACCCTGTTTGATAAGGCAATGATCCATTCGCGCCACCTGCTAAATTAGTTGCAGTTGTAGCTGTTGTGGCACTTGTTGCACTTGTAGCTGTTGCTGCATTACCGCCAATAGATAAGCTAGACGCTGTGCCTGTTAAGCCTGTTCCTGCACCGCTAAAGCTAGTTGATGTAAATACACCTGTTGATGGGTTATATTGTAATTTAGTAGAACTTGTGTATTCAGTAGATAATGAACCTGAAGTTTGATTAGCAAATAATGGGTATCTAGTTCCATTGGTTGTAGTATCGTCAGTTACACTTGCATAGCTTACAGGTGTAGCCCATGTAGGTGCGCTTGTGCCATTAGATTGTAAGAATTGACCTGTAGTGCCTGCTGCACTAATAGCTAGTGCAGATGATCCTGAATATACTATTCCACCTGATACAGCAGTTAAATTAGCGTTAGTTCCGCCATTAGCTAAAGGCACTTGGCCTACAATATTTCCTGCTTGAACAGTTAAAATACTTTTATTAACGTAAATTGCGCCATTACTTGAATTTACATAAGCT